TGTATTTATTAAAGTTTCTGTTGTAGGTGTTTCAGCTACAGGTACAATTAATACTGTAAAAGAGAATATCAATACTCCAATAACAGGAGTTAGTGCTACAGGTGCTGTAAACACAGTAGAAGAAAAACCGACTGAAGCACTAGATAGTGTAAGTGCTACAGGTTCTGTTAACAATGTAACTGTTAACATTATAGAAAAACTAGGAAGTGTATCTGCAACAGGTACAATAGGTGCTCTTACATTAACAGGTACAGCAAACGTAACACTTATAGGTGTTGAAGCTGTTGGTTTTGTAAACACAGTAGAAGACAAACCCACTGAAGTTTTAGATAGCGTTAGTGCTACAGGTTTTGTTAATGATAACTTTACCTTTTCAAATACACATTCATTAACAGGTGTATCAGCTACAAGTACTGTTAATACTGTTACAGCAACAGGTGTAATATTTGACTTTGAAGCAGTTAAAGCTCTCTACGACAGAAAGAGAACAGTTTTAATAGAGAAGCAAGCACCTAGAATAGTATATGTTAAGGCAGAGCTACCACGTATAGTCTATGTAGATAGACAATCTACTGTAGCAGAACGAAGAGCAGCAGCATAAGGAATAGAATGAATGTCATTTAGATGGCCCGTTAAAGACCCTGATGAACAACTAGACTACAGCATAGATTGGTCTCGCTTTTTAGACACAGCTACTATTTCTACTGTAACATGGTTTGTGCAAACATCAGAGATTGGAAAGACACAGATAGATGCAGGTGAGACTTTAACTGTAGCTTCAAGTAATGCAGTTACAGATAGTATACAGAATGTAGCACAAACAAATACAAATACAGTAGCTACAATTAATTTAGGCGGTGGTGTTTTAAATAGAGAGTACTCATTTATTTGTCGGATTATTGACAGCACTGGAAGTCAAGCTGAACGTACTGTTAAAATAGCTATAAGGCAGAAATAATGGCATATAATTATTTAGAATTAGTGAATCAAGTAAACCGTAGACTTAATGAAGTAGAACTTACATCAAGCAACTTTTCTACTGCTGTAGGTTTTTATGCTCAAGCAAAGGATGCTATCAATGCATCTCTTCGTGATATCAACCAACATGAATTTAATTGGCCCTTTAATCATGTAGAACAAGAAGATGTTTTATCTGCTAATGTAACAAGATATGCTTTTCCACATGATGCTAAACTAGTAGACTTTGATAGCTTTCGTATAAAAGAAGATAGCTCATTAGGAAATGCAACAACAAGATTAGGTATACTTGCCTATGAAGAATATCTTGATAAGTATGTAGACCAAGAATATAATACCAATGGTAGAAGTGGTGTGCCACAAATGGTAGCACATGGACCTGCTCTTGAGTATTTACTTACACCTGAACCTGATAAAGCCTATACAGTTGTATATGAATATTATCGTGTTCCTGTAGATTTAGAATTATATGATGATGTTCCTGCTGTTCCTGAAAGATTTAAACATGTTATTGTAGATGGAGCAATGCATTATGCTTATTTATTCCGTGGTAATTCACAAGACGCAATGGTAGCTAAACAGAAGTTTGATGAAGGTATAAAGAATATGCGTATTGTATTAATCAACAGAACATATTACTTACGTTCTACAATGATACCACAGAACACAGGTGGTGGTAGGATGGGATTTTCTAGGTCTGTTATCTAATGGCAGACGCATGGCAAACCCATTCATTTGAATTTAAAGGTGGCTTGATAACAAACCTTTCTCCTTATCAGCAAGGATTTCAAGCACCTGGTTCAGCACGTATACTACGTAACTTTGAGCCTTCTATATTTGGTGGATACAGAAGAGTTGAAGGATACGAGAAGTTTGATACCAATACTGTAACGAATACAGGTGTTATCAGAGGTATAGTGCGATATGACAGCAAAGTGTTTGCTTGTCGTGGAGATGACTTATTCTTCTCTTCAGGTTCAGGATGGACACAAGTAAGTGACAACGTAGCCTATAGTAGTGCAGGTGTTACAATAGGTGGTGGTACAGGCAAAGTAAGATTTCTAAAGTATGACTTTGATGGTACAGAAAAACTTATGCTTGTTGATGGAACAGGCAAACCATTTAGATTTGATGGTACTACTTTTGAACAATTAAGTTCTTTACCTTCTGATGTATCAGGTGCAAGTTTCGTAACAAACTTTAAGAACCACATAGTATTTGGGAATGGAAAAAAGATAATCTTTTCTGCTCCTTACAAAGATAATGACTTGACAATTGCTAATGGTGGTGGTATAATTAATGTAGCTGATGAAATTACAGGTTTAATTGTATTTCGTGAGCAGCTAATAATATTTAGCGAAAGTAGTATAAACGTACTAAATGGTAATAGTGTAGCTGATTTTCAATTGCAACCAGTGTCTCGTGACTTAGGTTGTGTTGCTTCAGATACTATACAAGAGATTGGTGGAGATGTTATATTCTTAGGACCTGATGGTCTTCGTCTTTTTTCTGCTACTGATAGAATAGGAGACTTTGGTCTCGCTGCTGTATCAAAGACGATTCAAGATGAGATGCTAGATTTAATTACTAGTAGTCCTGATGGCTTTATGAGTACAGTTATTCGTGAAAAGAGTCAGTACAGAATATTTGGATATAACGTAGGATATACTAACGCTTCAGCAAAAGCTATAGCGGCTACACAGTTACAAGATGGTATGGCATTTAATGATTTACGTGGTTTTAATGTTAACGCAATAGACAGTGAATACGTAGGTCGGACAGAACTTATTTACTTTGGTGCAAGTGATGGTTACGTTTATCGCATGGAGCAAGGTAATAGCTTTGATGGAGAGAAGATACAAGCTACGTTTGCTACTCCTTATGTACCGTTAGGTGACCCTAATGTCCGTAAAACAGTATATAAAGGAATAACATACTTAGATGTAAACGGAGAGGTAGATATTAGATACTCTCTTAAATTTGACTTTGACCAACAGAATACTGTTCAACCTAATTCATTGCTTTTTTCAAACCTCGCAGCTTCATCAATATCTTATGGTGCTGGGGTTTATGGAACATCCTCATATGGGGGTAAACAGAAAGCGATATATGAATTGCAAACAATAGGTTCAGGTTTTACAGTATCTATAGTATATGAGACCATAGGAGATACAATAGACGCTGTATTTGCTATTGACGCTGCAACCCTGCAGTATACTACTAACGCTAGGAGATAATAAATGGGAACAGGCTATACAAGAAACGACACACCGAATAATATAGCTGACGGTAACGTAATTAATGCTTCAGACCTTGATGGAGAGTTTGATGCTATACAATCTGCGTTTAACGGTTCAACTGGACACTCACATGATGGAACTACAGGTGAAGGACCACAGATTGCTGCAGGAGGTATCGCAAGTAACGCTGTAACAACTGCAAAGATAGCAGACTCTAATGTTACACTTGCTAAGATGGCAGCTAACTCTATAGATAGTGACCAATATGTAGATGGTAGTATTGATACTGCTCACATAGCTGACGATGCAGTCACAAGTGCTAAACTTGACACAAACATACAAATAGCAGGTACTCTTGGTGTTACAGGTGTTCTTACAGGTTCGTCACTAGATATATCAGGTGATATAGATGTAGATGGCACAACTAACTTAGATGCAGTGGACATTGATGGTGCTGTGGACATAGCAGGAAACCTAACAGTAGATGGTGGCACAATCAAGCTAGATGGTAATTATCCAGTTGGTTCAAACAACGTGGCTTTGGGTAATACAGCAGGGGATTCTATTGTAGCTGGTGGTAACTTTAACACTCTTATAGGAGCAAATGCAGGTACAGCAATAAGTACTGGCGATAACAATGTAGCTGTAGGGTATAATTCATTATCATCACTTACTACAGGAGAAACTAATGTTGCAGTAGGTATGTCATCTTTAGCTGTAAATACTGCAAATAATAATGTTGGAGTGGGTTACCAAGCACTTTTTGACAATACTAGTGGTGCTCAAAATACAGCTATGGGTAGAGGTGCTTTAAGTAATAATACAACTGCATCTGGCAATGTTTCTATTGGCTATGCTTCTATGAACACTAACACTACTGGTTCTAATAATGTAGCAGTTGGTCAAGAAGCACTCAAGGCAAGCACCGCATCTAATTTAGTAGCTGTTGGTTATCAAGCATTAAATTCTAATACTACTGGTGGAAGTGGTGTTGCTGTAGGATATAATGCTTTAGAGGAAAATACTACAGGTGCTAGTAATACAGCACTTGGAAGACAGGCTCTACAAGAAAATACAACAGCATCTGACAACACAGCAGTAGGTTACAGGTCGTTAAATACAAACACCACAGGTACTGAAAACGTAGCTATGGGTAAAGATGCCCTTTTTACTAACAATGGCTCTTATAACGTAGGCATTGGTGAAAACTCTTTAAGTTCAAACTCTAGTGGTTCAAATAATGTTTCTGTAGGTAGAAGGGCTTTATTTAGCAACACCACAGCAAGCAATAATTCAGCACTTGGATTTCACGCATTGTATTCAAATACAACAGGAGCTAATAATACTGCTATTGGATATGCTTCAATGGCTATAAATAGTACTGGAGCAAGTAATACTGCATTAGGTGTTTCCTCATTATACAGCAACACCACAGCAGATAACAATACAGCAGTTGGGAATACTTCTTTAACTGCAAATACAACAGGTGCTTTAAATACTGCGTTAGGTTCACAAGCTCTTTTAAGTAACACGACAGCATCAAATAACACGGCTGTTGGCAGTGCCGCTTTATATTATAATACAACAGGTGCTACTAACACAGGATTAGGAAGACAAGCTTTATTTAATAATACTACAGCAAGTAATAATACAGCAGTTGGTTACACTGCTATGCTTACTAACACTGAAGGTGCTAACAATACTGCTATGGGAACACAAGCACTAAGGGGAAATACAAGTGGTGATTACAACTCTGCTTTTGGTGAAGGTGCTTTATACACTAATACTACAGGTAGTAATAATGTAGCGATGGGCAGACTGGCTTTATACTCAAATACCACAGCATCAAACAACACAGCCGTGGGTTATAATGCTTTAAGCACAAACACCACAGGGCATACTAATACAGCAGTTGGTAAAAATGCTCTTGATGCAAACACTGAAGGCACTAACAACGTAGCTCTTGGTGTTAATGCTCTAGATGATAGTAGCACAGGTAGTTTTAATGTGGCATTGGGAGCAAGTGCATTAGCAAATAATACCACGGCAGACAACAACACAGCAGTTGGTCATGGTGCTATGTTTGATAACACCACAGGAGCTAACAACACAGCAGTAGGTTATCTTTCAGCAGGTAACATCACCACAGCAAATAACAACGTGGTTGTTGGAGATAGGGCATTAAATACAAGTACTACAAGTTCAAGTACCACAGCAATAGGTGCAACAGCATTATATTCATTAGCCACAGTAGATAATAATACAGCAGTGGGTTTTGCCTCTTCTTATAGTACCACCTCTGGAGGAAACAATACTGCTATAGGTACTTATTCTTTTTATACAAATACCAGTGGTGCTGACAATGTAGCTATAGGTCATCAAGCAAATTTTTATAATACAACTGGTTCAAACAATGTTTCTGTAGGAAAAGATGCACTCAAGGCAAACACCACAACATCTAGCAACACAGCAGTTGGGTATCAATCACTAACAGCAAATACAGCACATAACAACACAGCACTTGGTTGGTATTCAGCAAGGCAAAACACAACAGGAACAGGCATAACTGCAATAGGATTGCAAGCACTAGATGCAAACACTACTGGAAGTAACAATACAGCACTTGGTCAAGAGGCACTTAAATCAAACACCACAGCATCTGAAAATACAGCAGTGGGTTATAGGTCTCTTTACACCAATTCAACAGGTACTAATAATAATGCTTTTGGTGTTGATGCTTTAAGGTTGAACACTGTTAATTCTAATAATGCTTTTGGTCATAGTGCTTTAGAGGTAAATACTACAGGTGTACAGAATGTTGCAATGGGTCATAGACCTTTGTCAGCAAACACTACAGGTGCTTATAACACTGCCTTCGGTTCATATGCATTAACCGCAAACACCACAACATCTAACAACACAGCAGTGGGTTATGAAGCTATGACTACTAGCACAACTGCTAGTGACAGTGCAGCTTTTGGTTTTGAATCCTTACATGATTTAACAACTGGTGATGACAATGCTGCTTTTGGTTATAAATCTGGTCACAGTCTTACTACAGGTTCTTTTAATACTTTCTTAGGTGATAATGCAGGTTTTAGTATGACCACAGGTAGTAAGAACACCATCATAGGTCGTTATACTGGCAACTCTGGTGGCTTAGACATAAGAACATCAGACAATAACATTGTGTTATCAGATGGTGATGGTAATCTGAGATTAAGAATTGACCCAAGTGGCAATATGGTAGTGGGAAAGACAACTAATAGTCATTCAACTGCTGGTTTTGGGGTTACTGCAGGTGGAGTTGGAAATTTTGTGGCTGATTCTACCACACCATTAATAATAAATCGTTTAACCAATGATAATAAATTAATTAGTTTAAGACAAGCTAGTACAGAAGAAGGTACTATATCAGTAAGTGGCACAACAGTTTCATATAATGGTGGTCATCTTGCTAGATGGTCACAATTAACAGACAACACTCGTGATAATACAATACTTAAAGGCACAGTAATGACTAACCTTGACCAAATGGCAGAATGGACAACAGATGGTGTTACAGAAGATAACGAACAGTTAAACTGTATGTCAGTATCTAGCGTTGAGGGTGATGCTAATGTTGCAGGAGTATTTGTTAACTGGGATAATGATGATGATATCTACACTAACGATATGAATGTGGCAATGACAGGTGATATGGTCATAAGAATTGCTCAAGGAACAACAGTCGCTAGAGGTGATTTGCTAATGAGTGCAGGAGATGGCACAGCAAAACCTCAAGGTGACGATATAGTTAGAAGTAAAACAATAGCCAAAGTTACTTCTACAAACGTATCACATACATATGATGATGGCACATATTTAGTGCCTTGTGTATTGATGGCTTGCTAACTTAAAAGGAGAATAAAAATGGATGAAAAAACAGCAGAAGAAATAGCACAAGACTACACAGCTATGGGTCACTCAGTAGACCTTATCAATGCTATCATTGCAGGAACAGCAATGGCAGATGATGAAGCTGAAGACAAACAAGACTGTGTTGATAGGAACGTAGCACACTTAGAGATTATGGTGGCTAAGGACTATTGGACAAGTGAAGATATGACAGCAGTTAATGCTGCAA